AATCTGTTGACAAACACCGCAACAACTGATATGCCTATTCTATTCCAACCCTGTACATCATTTGCACTGGTTAAGTGCATTTATGGGTAGCAAATAAGAGCATGTACTACCCATAAATGCAGTAAATCTGTTAATCACATATAACTGCTCTAAATTCTTCTATTGTATTTTTTTTTTCGTTAGTAAATGCATTATTATTAATTGTACCGAATTTTGTTATCGTTATTTTTCCCTTTAACCAATCAACTGTTCCCTCAATTAAAATAATTAAATTTCTAGTATCATCATAATTAAGCTGTTTGAAGCTTGTTACACCAGAAATAGTAGAACCGCCATGTATTTTACACTCATAACTATTAACATAAAATAATAAAGTGTGATTTCTGGATAATATACAATTTTTAAGTTCACAGGTATAATCAATGTAATTATTTGTAGTTTCCATAATTGTATTAATTATTTTTAAAGAACCATTAGTAAGTCCACCCTCATTAAATCTCGGAGTTGAGTTAAGCACTACGGCATTTGAGTGAAGGCCATAATATAGGTTTGAGTTATCGGAAATTACAACGCTATCAATAAGTATTGTTCCATTTTGTCCGCCAGTAATGGCATAACTGCAATTTGATACAGTACAATTATAAATGGAGCAATTACCGCAACCACTTACATTGATACCGGAATTAGCGATATTGCAATTTCTTATAGTAGCACAACCTCCAATAACGCTCCCATTAATATTAAATTTAGTACTGTCTGAGAATAAATACCTAACATCTCCATTAGTATGATTTAAAATAATGTCAACTAATGTTTCGCTTGTTATTTCAACGTTTACAGCAAGATTATAAAAAGAGCTAATTTCCATAGCATCTTTAAAACACGAAATGGCGTTGTTTTTCAGTAAAATTTCATGATTAAATGTTAATGCCAGAGTAATAGGTTTATTAATAGAGGAATTTGATCGCATGGAACTAGGGACATAAGGGGTAATATTTTTATAAATACCTAAACTTCCAAAACTTATTATATTTTTGTCACACCCTAAAATTTCTTTATTAGCATAACAGCCAATAATAAAATCATCAGAATCATTATTATATGTTAAAAATTCCACCTCACCTATGTATCGAAAGTTGTTAATAAAACGCCCTATATTGTATGTGAATAATAATTCACCTGTATAAATATTGTTAGCGTATATAGTCGGGGTTGGATAGTATGATAAAGTATATGCAACCCCACTTCTCACAACAGGGACGCCTTGAGTACTACTAATACCGTCTAAAGAGGGATAATTTTTTAGTATTATACTGCCAGTTAGGTTGAAGTTATTGTCGAAAACATATAATTTATTAGCTTTATTGTTTTCTCTCCCTCTATAGCAAATAGCATAGTATTTATTGCTAGTTTCATCATAGGTCAATGAGTAACAACTCTCTACAGGTAAATCAAATTCTCTACTTATTTTAGTTGTGTCATTTAACGAAATCACACCTATTGTAGGAATTAGAACATCAGGATTATTACTATTAAAACAGTAACAGATATATAATTCATTAGTATTGCTATTGAACGTTAAACTGTTTCCGTGGTATAGCTCTAAATTATGCTCCCATATAATAGCACCATTTTTTAAGTCTATACAGTGTAATATTCCGCTGTTAGAATTTGCAATACTCGTATAATAAACATATCTATTGTTGCCTATATAGCACCCACCCTGTAAAGAGTCATCGGAGAAAGATTGTCCAATTAATTTAGATGATGGGGATGGGGCTTTTTTAATTAACGGTTCTAATATGGCTGATAAGCTACCGTCTTTAATCATTTCGTCCAGTTTATTATTAATCTCATTCTGCACATCAAGATTGTTAAAATAGTTATTAACATACCCCTGTAACTTAACATACGCCTTGTGCAAATTGGTCACATCACCGTGTAAAGTTTCAACATCTTCCATAGTTTTGTTGAGATAGTCTACAACCTTACAAAGTAATTCGTAATAGCTTAAACTATCGTCATACACTAATGGTAGCACCTTCTGACACCAAAATCTAAAAGGCTGTAAACTCTTATACTCACCTAAGTTAGGAGTAAAATTAGCATCGCTCATAATTAAACGTCTCCTTTCATTCTACCACAGTCCAAAAAACAGGTCATTGAACTCATCAATAACCAACATATCAATGTTAATAAAAGTATCCCTATACTCAATCAACATCTTACTATAACTTCCACTACCCATTTTACCCCTAACATCTTCACTAAAAGTATCCCCTTTCTCACCACTTTTAGCATTTGTATTATTTAACGTGCTGTCAATCGTCTGACTATTAACACCCTTAACTTCGCTTGTCCCGGCATCAGTAATAGTCTCGTCAACATCTGTATTACTATTACCACTATCCGTAACCTTCCTAGCATTAGTCAAATACGTTTCGTTGTCAACTCCAGTCAACGCTCCCTGTGGAGTATCACTATACAAGTCCTTAGAAGTTCCGCCAGTACTCCCAGCCTCCGTTGTTTTACCGGTTCTCGTATTACCTGTCTTACCAGTATCAGTGCTACTTCCTTCACTCTGAGTCTGCCCCTTATTCTCATAACTGCCATGCTCAGTTTCCGTAACATCCCTCTGGCTACTTCTCGTATAATCCACATCATAGAAAGGCTCAAACTTTAACTTAGCGCTTTCATACAACTGGTTATAATAAGGCATAATTTCTTCAAACTTAGTGTTCATCCAGAGCATCCAAACGCCAACCGTCTCAGCACCTATCTCCCTCAGATAATAATGTTTCAAAACCTTACTAACCAGTTTTTCCCTATACGCTTCATCAAAGATAGCGAAGTTAGACGTAACTACCTTATTCCAGCTTTTACTGAGCACTTCATCTACATCAGAAGCACCAACGCTGCCCTCAAGTCCAGCCTTCTGTTCACAAATAAACCTCACCTCTGTGGTATACTTACTCATCTACATCACCACCTTCAGCGTCAACTTCGCCGTCAACATCTTGAATCTGGAAATCTTCTCTATACTTCACACTTACATCCAGCCCAAACATCTCATTAATTCTATCGCAAGCCTGTTCTCTCATAGCTAGTCTGCTATACCTACTTGCGATAGTGCCACCCTGACTTCTTGTAACCTCATCAGTTATCAATCTTTCCCTCTTCTGATAACTAACATTGCTAATACCTAAGTACGTCAGTGCTTCGTTCCAAATCTGGTTTTTTAACTCATACAGCTTATCAGCAACAAAAGGTGCGTCTGTTTTAAGAACACCGAATCCCTTAATGTCCATGTTCTTGTCCCCAAACAGAACAGGGCTATTACCGTCATACTCCTTATAGACATTTAAGAGTGTCAACTTCTGTTTCTCGTCACACTGTATAAGAACAGGAGTTTTCTGTGCCCTAGCATTAATGTCTATAGTGTTATCTAAATCCCATAGTCTCTGAGCATAATACATTACATCCTGAGCACTTGGAACTCTCATATAGTTGTTCCATATAATGATACTATCTTTATCGGTGAAAGAGTCAGAATTGTAACCACTATATCGGCTATACGCTCTACGAACTTTAGGCTCACCATAGACATCAAAACTACCATTAGCCAGGCACCCCAGAGCCAAATACCCCAGTACATCATCCTTAAAAAACAGTGCCTGACCTGTCAGAAACAACTCCATTTCCAGATATCTATCATCCACACTTTCAGGCAACCCTTCCCACTTAAACATGCTCATAGAAAGTTCACATAATCTTCTCATGTACATATTACAGGAAATCATATTTTTAGCCAAACTTGTAGAAAAGTTTGTTCTTTTATTTCTTCCCAACTATCTCACCCCTTTCTAACTAGGTCTATTGTCCAAACTATAATTGCCAATTTCAGCGCCGTTTTTCCAAAATGTAATACCAGCATCGTAAATCTGACAAAGTTTTTGCATATCATCAGCCGGTACACTACCAGTTAAAGTGCACCCTTGTGTTTTGACGTAATTCCAGTGCGGCCTACTGTTTCTGTTCGGGTGTTTCAACCTGTTTGTTGCATAGCCATATCTGGTAAAGAAATTATCAATAACTTCAGCATAGTTAGCACTACAACTCATCCTACACCAGTAAAACATGTTCGTGTGCTGTGATACATTTGCGTTCGAGCTATTAAAGCTACCGCTTGAAATGTCGTTACCAACAGCCGCCTTATATCCTTGTGATAGTAAACCGCCGATATTACTAACGGCACTACCAGCCGTGTTAGCCATTGTCATAGCCGCACCGATACCACCAGTTAAACCAGCAACCACCCCACCGCCAACTATATTACCTAAAATGCCTACAGCACTAGGGATAGCCGTCTGCGCTATAAAAGCCTGGTAACCGTCAATCGCCCAACTACAAAGAGGGAAACTTCCTAGAGAAATTCCTTCACTGAAACACTCATCCGCACCCTTGTAATTTCTAGGTCGTAGTATCATTTGAACAGGCTGAGTTACACAACCATTGATTCGTAACTGAGGACGATAACTATCAAAATATTCATATCTTAATGAAATCGAATTTCCGTCTGCGTTGGTTACAGCAATATAGTTATATGGGTAAGTGAATAATTTCTTGTTAACAGGTATATACCCACCAATATCTTCAATAGTTGAAAGAAGTGGTAAGTTAACGTCAAGGTGCTTTGAAATCTGGGCTGACGTTAGAACAGTTCCACCGGCTGTAACGCTGTCCTGTATTAACCATCTAGGGCAAGTATACACCGCCACAATATTATCAGTCTTTTGTGCATATTGGTTTAAAAAATTATTAATACCATCAATATCTGTGGATAAAAAGGCTGTAATAGCACCCGCTCCATAAACACCGTCATAAAATCTGCCCTGACCTAAGTTTGTAGTATCAATAACATTGAACAGTACACACAAATCAGATAAATCAACAACAGCCTTATACCCCCCATTTGTAACGGGTTCGCCTAAATTAACAGGTTCAGGCTGTAAATTTGTGTAACCATCTTTAACAGCGTGCTCGCGTTCAACGAAACAGGAATCTGGCGTGTAGTCAAAAAACCATGTCTGCATAACATCAATTTCAAATGTAATTTCAGAAGTTTCATTGTTCACATACTCCACACTTTTAATAAATGCATAAAACCATTTATTTCCGTAGTTAGTATTCTGAAACATCATGTAATTGCAGTCGTACAGATTATCGGCTTTAATCCCAACCCTAGCCACACCTCTCTTAACTCTCTGGTATGTATAGTTTGTCAGATTATACTTTGTTAACCCAACAAAATAATTCGTCTGACTAGCTTTATCTGCAAAGTAAATTGTGTGGTCGTAAGTTGTATCTAAAGGGCAATCCTTCAAAATCTTAATATTTGTACCGGGTTCAATATACATCTTAACTCAGCTCCCTATACTCAAACTCAAACAAAATTGCTTTATAACCAGCGTCAACGCCAGAAATATAACAGCCGCCAGCACTATCAATACCGAGTACAGGGATAGCTTTCTCAGCAACCCCGGGGGATTTTTCAATAACAGCAACATTGAAATCCGTAATACTGATAGGGCTAGAAAAGTATATAGCATTGCTGTCAGAATTAAAGCTTGCACCTGTAACCCCACTTTCTGTGAGTACACCCTCACGTAACATGATAGAGCCTGTTTTCCAGTTCAATCCGAAATGTTTATTTGCTTTCTGACCGTATCGGATATTTTCGCCCACTGTAGGGTAAACATTACCAGCACTATCAATATAATCCGCTGGATAGTATGCACTTTTACTCATGTTAACACCTCTTTCATATATGGTGGGCTAGTCAAGCCAACCCACCATTGCACAACATATAGATTATTTGTTAACTTGTTAAACTTTTTTCAATCAACCTTTATTCATAACCACGGTTGCTCCCACATCGCTAGCACTTGTGATGTTAGTAGCTCCTGTATAAGTTACACCGTTGATTGTTGCAACGAGTTTAACATTTGTAGCGGCTTTCGTAGCAGGGATGAGCAGTGCACCAAACGGGTGTACAGCAATACCGTCAGTTGTAAGCTGTTCAGTCTGTACAAATGCAACATTGTTTGGTGCAAGTGTAGCACCGTCTGCACTAGCTTTAAGTGTAAGAGTAATAGCTTCCTCAGAAACACTTTTGTCTACAATCTCTGCTGTAATGCTTGCTGGTTCAGCGATAGTAGCTGTATCAGTAACAAATACAACAGCATTAGCGAACGGGCTTGTCGAAACTGTTTTCCACTGGTGGTAGAAGTAATTCCAGTACAGTCCGGATGCAACATAGTTTTCTGTAAACTGATTCTTGTTATCGTAAACCTGGAACCAATTTTCATCACAAATGATTGCCTTAACATCTGCCATTAGTGCAAGCTCATCCGCTGTCACTTCTTCGATGCCTGTACAGTTCTCACGGATTTCATTAAATCTGGCATTGTCAAATGTACCCCAGTTGTCAATAAGGAAAAGTCTACCCATGAAATCAGCCTTATCCATATTGAACGCACCAGCTAAAACGTCAACGTCAAACTCCGCGTTAAAGTCTGCATCCATGAAAATAACCTGTCTGTCTTTCGGTGTTGTTGTCTTAACACCAGAATCGTTGTAGTCGGAACTCATGAAAGGCAGTTTGTTTGAAGTACCTCTGAATTTCTTTGCTGCATCTGTGAGTTTTGTGCCGTCACCTATAGACATCGGGTACATATGCCCATGTGATACAGCTTTGATGATAAGATACTTAAACAGTAAGAATTCGTCATAGTTTGCGGCTGTGTAAACAGAATCTACAATCTTAGCAATAAGATTCTGTACTCCGTCCATAGATAAGAACGCCTGTTTTAAATCTTCATCCTGAATTGTTACCGGGTACATAACACGCCAGTTCATAACGTGGAAAGCTGACCGAACATCTGGGAAAGTTCTCTTGAACTCTCTTGCGCTTGCCTTCTCTGGGTCAAACTCTACAACCTTGGCAATAGATACAAAAATATCTTCGACAGTTTCGCCAAACTCAATATAACCCTTTTTAAGAATTTCATATGGGTTGTTAAATGTTGCGCTCTGTACTCTAACGAGTGCAATCCTGTTAACCAGTGCATTAATAAACTGGTTTGCTAAAGCTGGCGTACCATAAAGGACATCCCCAACTTTAACAACGTCCTCTGCTGTTGCTACAACCGGTACATTCTGCTGGTAGTCATAACTTGCGTTCTGACGGATAACGTTGAGAATATCAATGGTTGAAGCATTCAGCGTATTTACTGCAATTTTACGTGGCATTGCTTATTTCCTCCCTTACTTAAATAAATCTTCAAATGTTTTTGGTGCTTCTGGTTCTTCCTTTATCTCTTCCTGTTCTTCTTTTTTCTCAAAAAATCTGTCCCTGTATTTTTCTCTCCACTGTTTATCGTTTTCTTCGTATTTTGTTTTCCAATCTTCCTGACCCTCTGATTTACTTCTCAGGTCTGAAAGTGTATCTGTAACATCTTCCAGAAATTCAAGGTCGGCATCCTCAGTGCTATCACCTACTCGAGTTTTAATGCTTTCCAGAATTTCCTCGGTTGTACGTACAGCCATATTATTCACCCCCATTCTCGCAATCTTCGTCGATGGTTTTCCAGTTCTTCGGGTTAAGAAATTCGCTAATTCGCATACTTAATGGGGCGTCGGGTGAAACATATACACCACTTGAATCAATTTTCACTCTAAAACCGGAAACGTGTTCGTATGTTCCATAAACAAACAACATATTGCAACCTCCTTATAAATGATAATTAATTTTCATCCACACCGGCATCTTTTTAGCTGGGTCTCTTGTGTTTTGTCCGGGAAACTTCGGGTCTACGGTTGAAAGATATTCATACCACTTTTTAGCATATTCCTGTCTTTCCGGGTGAACATCTCTAGGGCGCTCATAACAAGCCTCCCATACACTAGCCAAATAACCCGGGTCTTGTGTACTTTTAACATAATCAGACCATTCCATTCTGTACTGCGCTGGTGCTAAATTCGTGTACCACTGTTTTTCTATTCCATAGTCATGTGCCCCTGTTGCCTGTTCAAACTCGGCGTAAATCGAATCACACTGATAAGTACCATTACTGTAGTCATCCCAGCTATAGCCTAAAGCATTGAAAACAAGGTGCAAGGGGTTAAGCTCTGAGCCGTCTCTAACAACCGGAGTCCACTGAACCAAACCAGTGCCCAGTGCTTCACGTGGATAAGGCTGATGCTGTTCAATAAGAGCCGGGTTAAATCGTGACTCTTCCATGATGTTTCCGCACATGCCTGCAATTGCATTAATAGTCCATCCCTTGAAGTAAAAATAACTAAAAATGCAAGCGGCATTGTTTTTCTGTTTGTCACCGTAATCATCAAAATATTCTGAATCAGAACCAACTATCCATGTGTAACCGACTTCACCAGACGCTCCTTCACCGTACCGCCATAGTCTGGGAAACGTCCTCTGATAATCTACATTCCCACCGCTAGAACCTATTGAAACCTGATTTGCCAGAGGGGCATTACCAGTGTGCGCCCCCATAAATACTGCACTGCCTGTACCCTGTTTATAGCACATTTCTGTATGCGTATCTGAAACACCTATGTCGCCCGGTAAAATCAATCCTGTGGGGTTTACTTGAGTGAAGCCTAAACCCTGTAAAACTCCCTCCATTGTGTAAGTTGTAAAGGCATTACTACTAGGAGCGTAACCGGGTGTAGCCCACCCTCCAGCTAACAATGCGTAGTTGATAAAAGAACTACAATCATAGTATGTGATACCGTTAACTGTTTGCTGGTTTCTGTATGCTTGAGAATATCCCACGTTAGGTAAATTACAGCATGTAACAGCCCATGTATAAGCGGCGTTAATATCTGGCATATCAAGTCACCCCCAAAAGTTTCCAGCAAGCCTGACCAAAAGCTGAATCGTTTTTGCCGTTTGTGCCACATTCAAAACCATATGCTCTCATACTCGTCTGAAAAGAATTGATAGCGCGCACGGTATTTGTGCCGCAATCACCGTCAATCGTAAGTGGCTTTCCGTCTGCCCCTACGTAGTGTAGCATTGATAAAACGGTTTGAAGAACTACAACATCTGTACCAGTTGACCCACGGCATACTGTTGAAAAACTATGTGCCATTTACTCACCCTCTTTCGTAATGGAACTGACGTGAAACAGCGACATAAGTTTTTCCGGTAAAAGGTCTGGATTGATTTTGCTGATATTCTCTAAAATAGAAACCAGCTCTGTAGTGCAAGCATAGAATACTATAATAGGGAGGATTAAAAAATCCAAATGTATTCCAGCGATAGCACCGTAGTTGTCAATAATCCATGCCAGAAAATAACAGAACATGAAACCGACTTTTTTAAACAGACCGTCCCTTAATTTAGAGGACTGGATTTCCTTGTTTTTAATAGCTGAAATAAACCCTGTGCACAAGTCTAGTGCATTGAACCCAAGCGCTACTAAAATTGGCGTAAGCTGATTCATCTTGTGACCCCCTTTCTTTTTACATATTAATTATAAAATAAAGGTTGACAAGTGTCAAGTTATATATTAAAATAATTAATAAGTAGTAATAAGTATTACTTATAAATGGCTATAAGTGTAGCTTATTAATCATATTTTATTTATAAGTGGGTGAAATATATGTTCTATGATGGCACAAAGCTGTTAAGCTTAAAAGATTTAAACGGTAACCAGCCAGAGATTTACATGTGTACTTCAAATCGAAGCGGCGGTAAAACAACTTATTTTAGCAGATTGCTTGTTAATCGGTTTATCAAATACAAGGAAAAATTCGGTCTAATATATCGTTATAACTATGAACTGGATGATGTTGCAGAAAAATTCTTTAAGGATATTGGCGAACTGTTCTTTCCGGGATATGAAATGGAAAGTAAAAGAAGAGCAAATGGAATCTTTCATGAACTATTTTTAAACGGAGAACCTTGTGGATATGCTGTAACTTTAAATAGTGCTGATACCATAAAGAAGTATAGTCATTTCTTTTCTGATATACAGCGACTTTTGTTTGACGAGTTTCAGAGTGAGACTAATCACTATTGCACCGATGAAGTTAAGAAGTTTATTAGCGTACATACGACTATTGCAAGAGGACAGGGAAAACAGACAAGATATGTGCCTGTATTCATGTGCTCAAACCCTGTAAGTATTATCAATCCATACTATGTTAACATGGGCATAAGCTCTAGGCTTCAAGAGTCAACTAAATTCCTTAAAGGAAATGGCTTTGTATTAGAGCAAGGTTTTAACGAGAGTGCTAGCAAAGCCCAGACTGAAAGCCAATTTAATCAGGCTTTTGCTAATAATGAGTATGTTGCGTATAGTAGTCAAGCTGTATACTTGAATGATAATAAGGCGTTTATCGAAAAGCCAGAGGGGAATAGCAGATATATTGCTACATTAAAATATAAAGGAAGCAATTTTGCTGTTAGAGAATATACAGAAAGTGGGTACTTGTATTGTGACGATAGAGCGGATATGACATTTCCGACTAAAATAGTAGTCACTTGTGATGACCATAGTATTAACTATGTGATGCTTAAAAGAAATGACTTTATGATTGCAAATTTCAGATATCTTTTTGAGCATGGATGCTTTCGATTTAAAGATTTAAGATGTAAAGAAGCTATATTGACAGCATTAAGCTATTGATATCTTCCAACGTTTGTTAACTTGAGTTGTATAGGGGTGCACTGGTTAAATGTCCAGCCTATAAACTGTCGTTGTTGCGAAACGCTTGCTTAACTACGTTGGTGAAAGATATAGAAAGACCCTGTAAAACAATCGTATGATTGCTACAGGGTCTTTTGTTATTTACAGGGTGTTAATATACCATTCATTAACGTCATTAATGATTGAAACAATTTCTCCGTCGTAAGGTCGTAACGCTTCTGCAATACTATCATAATCAGGATGCTCTGATGAGTAACTTATTATTTCATTAATGTATATATCAACTTTGTTCTGCATACACATCCGGACAATGCTGTTATGTACCTCCTCATCTGATAATACTGTCGGTTCTTCTGGTTTGTTCATACATCCGTCTGGATACATATTAGCAGCACACTTAGAACCGTAAATACAATTTAATAACAACTTTGCTTCTTCAATCGTTAACTCAATTTTCATGTTAAACCCTCCCTTAAATAGATAAAAGTACAAACATTATTGCAGAAATAAAATTAACTATTACGCTATCAATATCCTTCTGTAGTAAATTTAATACCCAACAGGTAAAGTTAAGGATAGCTAATAAGATAAATAATAGTTTCAACTAATCACCTCATTTTATATGACGTTTCATGCAACAATATACCGCCTATGATTCTTTTAGGAACTAGCTTTCCGGGTATCTCCAGACCTATCTTAAAATCTTTAAGTGTTCGCCCTTTTGGTGTTCCATCAGGTAAGAATAAAAAATCTCGTTCAGCATCGTTATAATCATCTTTGTTATAAGTTTGTCCTTCCACAACTGATAAAGACTTGTTAAACAGGTTTTTGCACTTATCTGGCAATCCAGCGCATTTAATATTATAGTAGGGTTCAATCTTTTCTCCATTCCATTTACCTTCTTTACTTTCCAAATCTTCCTCTACAACATGTTCAATATAGGTTTTCTGGCGAACGAAAATAGCTTTATTCCATTTGCTTTCCAGTTTCCAACAGCAAAAGGCTGAGTTGTGAACCTTAATCCCTGTAATTTCTTCGGGTTTTAAATCACAATGTATACTATCTGTGTCTGCATATATGAAACCGGGTTTATCTACACCGTGATAATTCTTCTGAGCCGCACGTATTGTGAAGTTTCGTGCATATGACGTAATCGCTGAACCGCAAGCTATGTATCCAGGTTTTTTATTCTGTTGATGTATAGGGTAGAACCCTACAACACCGTTGTCTTTTACATAAGCCAGCTTAAATGAGCTATCTGTACTGGTGGCAAGCTTTCCGTATAAATTATTTAAGAAAAGTTTTGCAAGTGTACGCATAGCACCCTTGCTGTTCATCTTGATTTCTTTGTACTTATCTATATACTCATCAAAAATTCCTATATCAGTGTAGAACCAACAGCCATCCAGTATTTCAAAATCCACAAGCTCATAATGCTCGAGCAATAATATATAATCTGTCATGGTTAGCGTCAATTCCGCCCTAGTATCTTTCACATTTCCACTCTTATCAGTGTAGTGCGTATAATATTCTCCTGTTTCACTATCATATACGTCTGTGGATTCTAGGCACTCTGTACCACTGTATAAGGGACTGTTTTTAATTTGTACAAATGGAAGATAACCGGGCTTTAAATAGAATCTGGTTTTTATTCGGACAAAATAATAACGATTATCTTTCAAAGCATCATCTGGGATATAATTTCCTTTCCAAAAATACGGAGAACCTATTGGATATCTGTTGCCACTTTCTGAATGCATCATAGAAGGGTATAGTGAATTGACATCTGCTGTCACACCCTCTGCAAATTCTTTATTTTCCTTACCCCTCGCAAGATAACACCAGCCACCTTTATATGATTTCCTTATCCAGTCGCCAGCTGTAGCATACTTATGAACTTGTTTGTCAAGACTAACATCGTATAAATCAGGAAACATTTCTTTGTAGGTTAATTGGTTTTTAAGTGACTTCTCACATATCTTTTTATATTCTGAAAAACAGCAAGAACCTATTGTTAACTTGTCGTGACCCTCATTGAACATAAACTCAAGTGCTTCTTTTACAACAAGAACATCATTTGCTATATACTTTCGTTCCTCTTCTGTAATTTCACAACCGGCGTACCGAAAGCCCTCATACTCCATTTCCAGTTTTTTGTGCTTCGTTGAAAAACCTTTTCCAATTTGCTTAACTGAAAATGGTAATAGTTTTAAGGAGTCCCTGATTTCAATTAACTGACGACCTGTTTTGATTTTTATTGAGTACCATTGTCCTCTATCAGAAATCGAATACTTAAATTCCCCTGATTTCATGTCTTTATCTTTCTTCCAGTCCATGTTGTCAGTGTCTGATAAATCACCAACTATAGCTTGCTTATACTTTAACTTTGTTAAAAGAAAGTCTAACCAAAAAGCCCCATCAAATTTAAGGTTATGGAAGAAAATAACAACATTTGTTTTGAGCGATTTTATACGCTCAAACATGGCTTCAATGCTATGGTCAATCGTAACATCTTCAGTATATAGCTCAACCATTGCCGCCGCCCAAACTTCTGTGCTTTCCTGACCTTTGTACACTGTGGTTTCAAAATCCCCGACAAAATACCGGGGTTTTCTAGCTGACATAAGCTAGTACCTCTCGAAATTACTATCTTCGTACATTGCGTTTTCAAGAGATGAAAGATAATTCCAATATTCTTCCATTTCATCCCTGTAAAAGTCACCCTGTTCTGACAAAAATTGAATTATACCATGAGTGAAATCTGTTGCCTTGTCAACATCATATACAACAGACCATGTTAATTCGTAACCACTTTCAGCGCCTTTTGTAAGCATCTGTGCTACTTCCTCATCACCGTTATCTGAACGTAACTTGTTAAACCAGCGTAATAACATTGAATATGCCTTACCGTTTCGACATGTTTCTAGTGTATATAAAAATGTTGTTATAGCCGCGCGTGTATAAAAGCCTCTATCCGTATTTGTTTTGTTTTTACGCTCTCTTTTTGGTTTTTCTGGCTTTGGGTAATCTTGTTTCTTCTCTTTCTCTTTACGCTTCTTTCGTGCTTTCGTAGCTTTAGCTTTTTGTGCGGCTTCTTTTCGTATTCGTTTCTTGTGCTCTTCTGGTGTTTCCGTCTCACCTGTTTCACGTGAAACATATACAGCTTTTTTATATAAAACTTCTGGTGTTAACTTTGCTAATCGTGAAACAGATTCTTTTTTTATTCTTTTTGGAATCGGCGGAAGAACATCTTCATCAAATATATAACCTTTTCCACGTGCTTTAGATAAAAAACTAATTATACGTGAACGCTGTTTCTTGTATTCAAGTTGAGTTTGTGATAATTTCCTTTTCTTTCTTTTTGCCATTGTTTAACCCCCTATCTGTGCAGAAAGGGTGGTGGACGTTATTCCACCACCCTAATTGAAGCTTTATACTTATCAGAGCTTTGAAGTATCTAACTCTACGTTGATAAATGTACGACCGGCTTTTGTCAGCCCACTTGTTTTGATGACTGCGAACTGCTCACCGTCCATAATTTTCTCGATATCGGAGAGTGAACGCTTTACTGTTTTTGACTGAGCACTGTACACTTTCTTGTCTGGTGTAATGATTGAAACGATTTCACTCACTTCACCAGTTGTTTCCTTTACGTCATTAAATTCGATGATACCGGAGACTGTGATGCTAGCGCCGTCTGGTACATCCTTTAAGGATGTGATTCCAGGTGCTACGGTCATAAGATACTTCTCCACCTTGTCAAATTCTCTTGATTCCCTTGTAATTTCTACCATTTTATTCTCCTTTTCTTACTATTAATCCTGTGCGTTTTCGTCTGTTTCTGTTTTTCTAGGTGGTAACTTCTCTGCCTGCTCGATGAACTGCTGCTCGGTCATGCCATACAGTGTTTCCACGATTTCTGTTGAAATGACTTTAACTGGAATAACAGTTGCGTCCAGTGTTTCCTTAACAGCTTTAATCAATTTAGTGTCATCCGTATAAGTTCGTGGTACTTCAACCACCTGTGTTACGGTTTCCTCTGCTACTGTGTTAACGCAAAGGACTGTTGCTTTTGTTGTTGTAACTGTTCTTGTTACCATTGGTTTTCTTGCCATTTTGGGAGTGTTCTCCTTTCTTCTTTAAAATTTGTTTTAGTTGTTTCGGCTATTGCCAGACTACTGTCACACCACAGCACCGGGAACGAGCTGAGATTTTTTAAATTTCGGGTGTGGCGTGAGTGGACTATACAGGAGTTGAACCTGTGACTGAGCGTTTATGAGACGCTTGCTCTGCCTACTGAGCTAATAGTCCTGGGGTTTCCGGGGTTGGTGTTTGATTAGGAGCAACCCCGGTGAATGGCTTGTAACAAGTTATTTCTTATTACATTATTTATTATATCAGTTAGTGCGGTGTTTGTCAACAGATTTTTTATATTTTTTAAAATTATCTGTTGACCATTTAGCACCGTGGTATAAGCCTAACTGATAAGCGAATATTGCACTCATAAGCATGGCTAATAAGTGACGAAACATTGTTTTTTCTCCTTTCGTATGAACAAAATGGGCTAAATAATAAAATCTGGAAATTGTTTACGATACGCTAGGCATTCCATTTCACATGAACACTCATAGCAGTCTGTACATAAGCGGCAAATTATAACCAATTCTTTACTCTTCATTTCCGCTTCTCCTCGCTAAAGCCTCTGCTATATACAGCCCTTTATTTCGATATTCAACTGCTAAATCTGTAAAAGCCAAACTTTTGTATACTTTTGCAAGCTCCTCAAAAGCTCTTGATACTGTCTGAAGTCTAATTCTCAAAGTCTCAATATCAATATCTGAGCCTTCAATAGTTAAGCCATCAATAACGATTTTCATACTTTCTCACCCCCCTTCCAAGTTTATCTGTTTTCACGGTCAATATTATATCACAATACCGCCGTTCTGTCGCTCCGTAATTTTAATTTCATACATCATTCTGATAACTCTTGCACCCTCGAATGAGTCAAGACCTAACACTTCGATGAGATGTTCTTCAGATACGACACACTGACCAGTCCGTTTTTCATCTCCATTAAAATATCTGCATAAAGTCTTGTAACTTTCCGTTGCTTTGTTCACGTAAAATTTAAGTAATTTTTCGTAATAACACTCAGCATCTCTCATATCGTCGTATTTGTTGACAGCCTCTTGAGCTAATTCCGTTTTAATGTTCATATTATTTTCTCCTTTTCTTATTAGTATGTTTGCTTGTTACTAAAGTCCTTCCGGGAGCTGCACCCGGGTTGTGCTGGTAGAGCTATTTATCGCTATCTGAATGCTTATAACTCAACTTAAAAGCACTAACAGTATAAATATAAGTTAAAACCGCACTACTTTGATTCAATAGCCCTGTATATTCGTATATCTCTTCTTCAACATCCTTTTCTGTATAGCCTTTTTTGGGTGTAGCTATTCTCATAACAACGGATATTTCTTCCATAGCCATGTCGACAAAATCTAAATCCACTGTAGCAAGCTGTACGTGTTCCCGTGCCATATCCAGTAACGTCTCAACCATTTTGTTCTTTTTTATTGCTTTCATATCTTATCTCTCCTTCTCTTTATTCTGTTCCTTTCCTTTTGACAATTATATAATAACACATGTGCACCTATATGTCAACAGTATTTGTACATAAATATTGCACAGAAATGTACTGTAAATAATATATGATTTTCTACTTGACAGGTGCGCTGGTTTGTGATATAAGGGGGGGAATATGGTGTACAGGGTTGGAATAGAATAGGCATA